CATTAATTCCTATAGTTTGAGTTGCAGATGCAACAGTATATCCAAAAATAATAGTATTAGTTCCTGCATTAAAAGCAGGTGTTGTTCCTCCTACAAATCCTCCATTCTGCCCGGCAACAGTTCCTGTCCATGCGTTTACGGTAGGAGATAGGAGGTTTTGAGATTGAGTATACGTAGCGTAAGGGTCTGGCTGAGACCCGACAACCTGGGCATATGATACGTTACTCAAAAACAAGAGAAACAACAGATACTTTTTCACTTGCAGCCCAATCTAGCCTTTACAATTGGATCGTCCCCGGCAAAGTCTTTGCAAAGAAATTCATCTTTCTTCTCTGCTTGTTTCTTTGGCTCTACTCTAGGAGGATTGACACCGTACGCACCAATATTTGCTTTATCAGCTTTGTTTACTACTCCTCGCTTTTCCCATTCATCTTTTGCATCCTGTCCAATCTTTCCCTCTACAGGGCAAGGTGTTCCTGCAGCAATCATAGCGGTAAAAATTCTCTCGTCTTGACATAGAGTAGCAACTGCAGCTACTTTCATGCCCATGTCGTATAAATTTTTAGCTAATTTAATTCTCTCACAATTCATATCTCTCATAGTACCGCCCATAGAGATGCCTAGAATTTGTGTTTGAACGGCTCCAGAAGCAGCAACAGCACACACATCGTTGTTAATGGTAGTGATGGATGGAGCTACAGCGGTTGGAGGGGGGCTTTCAACTTTTGTTTCGGATGAACTTCTCGAAGTCGAATCAGTGACAACTGTTTGAGCAGTTGCAGATGATGAAAACATAACAAAAAGCAGCACACTTGCCAGCTTTTTGTACATTTTTTTATTTCCTTTTTTTGGTTGTTACAACTACTTCTTATTTATAAGGCGTCTGTCATCAGCCTGTATCCAATAGGTAATAAACATATTGGCATCCATCTCAGAACTGAAAAACCCTGTTTGAACTTCTCCGGTCTCGGCATGAGTCATTACTACGAGGATGGAGTCAAATGTTGATGATGAAGCTTTAATGATCCAATTTTCAATCTTAATAGGATCAACAGAAAGTATTTCTAGGCCAGGATAACGATCAGATGTTATTGACTTCAAAGAGCGATAAAACTTATCGAAGTCTTCGTGCATTAATCACTTCCAAATGTTTCAACGTAACGGGCATATAAGCCTATTTCTCTCCCGTACGCTTCAATCTCCCAAGGCTGGTCCCAATAATCAACCTTGTTTTCATCTATGTGAGAGGATTGCCATCTGGCTTTTCTCTTTGATACAAACCCATCATTAAGCTCCCCAAGTGCAAACTGTTTCATATGGACAACTTCATGGGCTAAGTATTTTAGTAACTCTTCTTTTGACATCTTCTTATATAATTCTATTTCAAACTCTTTGTACTGACCATCTCGTTCAACATATGAACAATAACCCATTGCGTCATCAGCAAGCTTGGGCATAAGTCTAATGTTAAGAGAGATGTTCTTACAGATTCGTCTTGGGAGCAAAAGGGATGCATAATACTCAGCAGCAATTGCAAGCTCGTCTTTGAGCTTGGATGAACGATGTCCAACAACCGATACATCCATCAAGTTACCGATAGAGTAACGATAGTTGAACGTCTTAGTAAATACTAATTCACCCTTCTTTCTCATACGCTTTTTTGATCCCCTCCCAGAGATCGTAAGGCCCGTGGAATAAGGCAGATAGTAAGTGAAATGCATGTGAGATTATTATAGCTGTTATAAAAACTGGTAAAAGTAACGTAAACCTTAAAATCACTTAAATTCCTCGAAAACGCTTTTCTCTATACGTCTTTCATTATTTATTCTTTCTCCAGCCTGAGAGCTATCAAAAACCGGTTTATCATTAGACACGTCATCTTGAGCAGTCTGCTCTACATTGTAAAGCCGCATTTTTGATCTATCCACGCCAATCACAAACTTTCTGTGAAATGACGGGTCATTATAGCGATTCTTTAGCTGTTTAACTAAAAACTGATTGAGATCCTGCAATTCGTCTGTAGAAATCAAAGCGAACATGAAGTCCGCTGTAGCCGGTAGACCAAAGGATTCCGAAGTATCTTCAAGTCCAAGGTCGCTATTCGTATAACCCGAACGAGTAGTCTGAGTAGCCGTTACAATAGGCACGTCAAACTCTACTGCTAACCCTCTAAGCTCCTCAGCAATTGCTTTGATATAAGAATAAGAATTAACATTACTTCCAAACTTAAGTCTAGATGAAATGCAAATATTTAAGTAATCGATGTAGATAATCTCAGGCTTGAAATTCTTCTTTATCTTGAGTTCATTTAGAAGATGTCTAATGTGTCCAGATCCAGCTGAGGCGGTGGGATACTCTTTTATAATTAATTTACCTTTAGTTTTCTCTAGAAGTCTATCTACCTTTCTCTTGTAAGCATCTTCAGTCAGCATTGATAGCATGTCGATAGTTTCATTTAGAAGATTTGCGTCAATTCGTTCGGCAATCTTCTCCTCTGACATCTCCATCGTTACGTAAAGTACATTACGTCCTTGAATAAGGTTGGCTGCTGCACAGTGACACATAAAGAGAGACTTACCTACACCAGTACCAGCTAGCGCTACATTGAGTGTCTTAGTTGGTAGACCCCCTTTAGTTATTTTATTAAAGAATTCTAGATCAAACTCAACACGCTTTTCTTTTCTATGATATGAATTATACCGCTCCAAGAAGTCACCTAGAAAGTCGTGACCTACTGATGTATCGAACGATACTGCTAATGCATCAGAAAGTATTTGTGGAATAGCTTCTTTTGTATACTTCCCTGTCCTATCATCAAGGATGTGAATTGATTCCATAATAGCATTTTGAATAGCTTTATCCTGACAATGCTTTTCAGTATTATCCACAAGCCATTCAAGATCACAAGGTTCATCCTTAAGATTGTTAAGATAGTCTATTGTTTGCTTAACTTCATCATCAGATACTTTTTCTAATTTGTCAGCATCGATGACAAGAGCGGCAGTAGTTGGTTGTTTATTGTACTCTTTTGAATACGCTTCAATAAGATTGAAAACGTTTTTATGGATTCTGTCGGTAAAGTAATCCGACTTAATAAAGGGTAGTGTCTTTCTTAAAAATTCTTCGTTGTTGATCAGATTAGTTAGTATTGTATTCTCAATCAATTTTTACCTTTCATAGAACCAGGTTTCTTCATATTTCTTTTTACCCACGTTTTATTAATCATCGTAACGTGCTCCTCGTCAGTAGAAAAGACCACATCATCTCCTTCCCTCCAGTCTAACTCTTTCATCATTTCTTCATCAAACTGAAGAATCTGTTCTTTAGTTGCAGGATCTTCTAGTACTTCAGCTTGATATACCTTTGATGAGGTCAAGTTCTTTCTCCGTCACATTAAAATGTTTGCCAGGGTATTTTGTTTTTATATTCGCAACGATTTCTTCGTAGTTCTTACCCTGAAGTAAGAATTCTTTTGTATCTCTGCTATAGAAGAAAAATTGTTCGTTATGAACCTCTACTGACGCATCTATTATTTTTGACCTTAGATCATCCAAAACGTCTTGCGCAAACGTGGCAAGCATTTTGATTCGTTGATATCTTTTATAAACCAGCCATCCTCGATAGACAGCTGCTCCGATAACAAATCCAATCATAAGAAAAATAAATTCAATCATTACTATCTCCTACAAGATTAAATCCTACCTCTCTAATTTTGTTATCGCTCCATGTAGCAAGATAATTATTGTCTTTCCGAAAAAGATCTAGTGCGTCTTGTTCGGTAACAGTGCGGTGACTAAAGATTGTTTCTCCTAAATGCTCCTGTGAGAATTCTTTAATTACTTTGTTATTAACATGCCCCTCCACTACACTATCCAAAGCCCATTCGGGATGGTTGTCATTAGTTTCAATAAGATAACGCATACGAAATTGAGAGATAGTTTCAACGAGTACTAACATAAGTCACCTTTGCTAACAAGATAATCATATGATAAAATTAAACCTAAATTAAATCTACTCGACTTCGCTAGTAATCTCTTCGGACGAATTAGGATCTGGAAGCCCGGGGGCACCGTAACTATAC